CAGAATCATCGAGAAGTCGTGCTTGGCTACCACGTCCGGCTCATCCAATCCGACTAGCTTGCGCTGCACTTCCTGGCAGATGCGGACGCTGTGCGGCTGTAGCGTGTCCGTCTTGTAGCTCGTGTTTTCTTCTTCGATGTTGTTATAGGTGCTGCGGAGCAGATGCTGAATCTTATTGGGTGGCATTCGGAACCAGCGGGCGACTTCCTCTACGCCGAACTGCATTGACTCGACTAGCTGTGCTTTCTCTGGGTCAACCGAGATGGGCGTGTACTTCACGCCGTCCGTAAGGATCGCCGTCTTGTAGGCGTTCTCCGCGCCTTCGTGCCGCAGCCGGAACGACTTGGCGAGGTTTTTGATCGCCTCACCCTTCAATCCGACGGGCGCTTCAAGGATTCCAGACAGGATCGTGTTGTTCCCGAAGAATCCCGCCGAGTGGCTTTGGGTCGCCAGAATCTTGCCGAGCGAGGTGCGCCCAATCTGCGCGATTACCCAACTCGTTACGCCGTCAAAGCCGAAGCCGTGAACGTGGAACATAGCCTCTGGGCGCATGTAAATAGCGCCACCGCCGTCGCTCGGCTGCACCTTGTAGCGCAGCGAACCATCGTTTCCGAGCAGAACCGTTACCCAGTTCGGGTCAATCGGCCATAATTCGAGCGGTCGACCCACGGTGTCGCGGATAATCTCAGCGAAGCCGCCCTTATAGCCGAGCATGTGCCCGATGAAGGTTTCCCAGAAGCCCATCGCGGACATCGCAGGGTTCGCCGTGCGATTAATCAGCGGCAGGACTTCGTGAACCGGTATCGCCTCGCTGCCGCCATCCTTGCGCGGTCGGCTTAGGCGAATCGGGAGTTTCGCAATATCTTCGGAAATGTTGCGGATACAAGCGAAATAAGCCGCGATTCCAAGGGCTGTGCGCTCCGTTACGTACTGGCCGCTAGGGTCTTTGCCGCCTCGCGCCCAGTCATAGAGCCAGCCGTCGCCATCCTTGAATGACGCACGGGTTTCTCGCTTGGGTATGAAAAGGTTGACGATATTCGCCAAGAGTGAATCCCATGCGCCGGAGGCGGCGGATTACTTGAGTGCGGCGACAGAAGCACCACACAGAATCAGGAAACCAAGCAGGACGGCGACCGGAGGCCAGCCGAACCATGCGTAAAGGCCGGAAGATACGAGCACGAGGCCAGAAGCGGCGGAGAGATTGATTAGCCAGTCTTTGTGGGGGGTGTTAGGCATGGCTTTTAACCGCCCTAGTCCTCGACCCAAGTCATATGGCAAGTAGCATCGACCGTTCCAGAAACCGCCCGAACAGCTATTGTTAGTATGTCGGTTCTCGACAAGGTAACTTCTTGATCCAAAAACGAAAAGTCTCTCGCGCCCGATGCGGGCAACGCGGCGGCAAGAATCACGCTTGACTGCCCACTCGTTACAGTTACCGTCGTCGCGCTGGTATCGTATGCCATATTGGAATACGTCTGATCGTGATACGTCCAGTTAGGTTCGCCGCCGAGTGTTGGATTCAGAACGACGATGGCTTCCGATGGCTTTGATCCAGACGACTGAACGGCGAGCGATATAAACTTTAGAATCGACTCTGAGAGGTTCACGCGACCACTGTATTCGGGGCGAACGCGAATACTCAGCACATTTGTAAAGCTAGTGCTAATCGCCGTCTTTGAGTTGATTTGCGACTGCGGCGGTCGCACATATCGAATTACGCCTTGATTAGCGCCGAGCATAGACGCCCCGGCAACCGTAAGATTGGTGGTGCTTCCGAGCGAAGCCGCGAACCACCCTAGCTTGAAATTAGGATTGTTTACGCTTGGCTGGGTATTCAGGTTCGCGTATAGCGTTCTGTGCACGAGAGTCATGCGCGCAGTATTGGGATTTGTAACGTAGAACGAGAACGATCCATAACCAAGGTACTGAATCTGTATCTGGTAGACGTTTCCTTTGGTCGGGTCTAGCGTAAAGGAAGTCCCGCTACTTCCGTCTACCTTATCCACATTCCAGCTAGACTGCGCGATAAAGTCGTCGGTCGGGTCTGCGCCAGCGATTAGCTGAGAGAATGTTCCGGCGAGCGCGCCGGTACTTGCCGCCGTATACGCCCCCCCGCTAGAACGCGCACCGGTGGATGTGGAGATAAATGTAACCGTGCTTCCGTTCTGGTACGCACTCCACCCTGTGAAGGTTCCGCTAGCAATCTCGAAGGCGTTATGCGCTGCCGTGCCCGATGTAACGGCCACCTGAAAGGCGGTGCCATTAAGTGTTATCGTAGCGGTTTCATTACCAGACGCGGGAGTTCCGATGGTGAGTCGGCGTATTTCTAGGACACCATTGCGGCGATAAAGTATCCCAAATGATGTGCCGCTGTACCCGAACGTCAACTCATTATCTGGGGTTATAGCGCCAGCAGCCTGTCGTGAATTCGCTACACCAGTCGTGAACCTAGCCGTAAATCTAAACAACGAACCTTGCCCAGGACGATAGCGCACAACTCGCTTTGATCGAACTAGGCCATATCCACCGACGCTAGTTCCGCTTTGGCAGACAAATTCGCTATTGGATGCGGAAACCGAACCACCAGTGGCCGAAAATGTTTCAACATCGGTTTTTGTGTTGATACCATAAATGGCGTCGTATTGAACGACCGGCGTCAACTCTGCCGCTGATAGCTCACCAAACGCAGTTGTCGGCAGATCAACGGGAAGACGGTTTATGTCAGACAGGCCAACACTATCTTTGCCGTAAAGCGAAAATTTTAGCGTTGATTCGACTGGCATGTATACATCCCGTTGTTTACAGCCAGATTTGGCCTGTCTATGCGCTTACTCGACATAAATCACCGGATTGGTGTCTAGGTACGCTTCGGTTTCGATCTCGCGCTTCAACTGCACGCCTATCGCCATGATGAGCGCGACTGGACCGTCAATCTTGTTCTGCGGAAATTCCTTGCGAGGGAATATGTTGTCCTTCGCGTCCACCTTGGCGACCACGTTAGACATCATCCACGTCATGATCGGGTTGCCGTCATGCACAATCCGGCGCTCGGCTACCAGCGATTCGACCGTTTTCATGGCTTCCGAGAAATTCAGCACGGTTGCGCCATACTCAACCATCGGAATACCACGCGCGATCATGTGCTGCGCGAACTGGAAGGCTTGGAACTTGTCATACGGCACGGCGAGCATTTCAAAGTTGTTGCAGTCTTCGATTAGCTCTTCTTCGATGATGTCGAAGTTGATCGTGCCGCCGTCGTGCGCTTCAAGGAAACCGCCTATCTTCCAGCCCGAATACGCTGCGTTTGCAGAGTTTTCTATTGTTTCTTCCGGCAAATAGAAGTGGGGAATCACGTAGTACTTGTTATCGCGCACGAATAGCTTGACGTTGACCGCGAAGTCGTTCTTGCTCGCCAAGTCATACGCCGCGATGCAGGGTTCCCCGTGGAACATCTCGGCGGTCAGCGAAGTGTCCGCGCACGCTTCCCAAGCTGGCATGTTCATCCATGCTTGCGAGGCGTTCACCCAGACATTCAGGTGCTTGGTAAGAAACTCGTTTTGGGCGCTGGCGACCTTCATCGCCTTGGCCGCCTTGCGTTTCAGGTCGTCCGGGTTGACGGATACGCCGTAATTCGGGTTCGCCTTGCGCCAAGTGGCTTCGTCGTCCCAGGCGTCGCCTTCGTCAATCGTGTAGATGATGCCGAAGGTGCGGTCGTCTTGCTCGCCGCCGAGTATCTTCTTCACGTAATCGCGCTGCTCGTAGCAGATGCCCGCCCGGTTGCTGCCTGCGGTGGTGATCGTCCAGATTAGCGGCTGCGAACGTGCGCCCGTCGCGGTGTCCAGCGCGGCCCACATATCGCGCGACTTGTGCGCGTGTAGCTCGTCCACGATGGCGCAGGAAATGTTCTGGCCGTCCTGTGAGCCTTGGTGGTCTTTGGAAAGCGCGCGGAAGCTACTTGCGTCCGCTGCGCGAAGGATTACATGCTCACGCGCCTCAAGCCCTAGCTGCTGCTGGAGCGCTGGTGTCTTTTTGACCATCATCCGCGCCATGTCGAGCACGATACGGGCCTGGTCGGCCTTGGTCGCGGCGGTGACTACCTCAGCCCCGACCTCACCGTCTAGGCGAAGGCAGTAGAGGCCGAC